CTCTTTAATCAAATTAAAGAACTAATTAACAAAGCTACTAACAAGTAAGTAAACTTACTAGGCTGCAATAACATTGCGTAAGTCCTAGTTTTTTGCTGCTTATTTATAAACAAATGTTAGTACCAAACCACCAATACAACAGTGGAAAACAGCCTAAAGGAAAACGCAAACCTAGATTAATTCAACAATCTAAACAAAAGCTTAAGGCTTACAAACTTAAGTATCAAATGATACAATCTCGTGTATCAACACATTGAATTGTTATCATTTTTATTTAAACACATCACACTAAATCAGGGACGTAACTGAATGCCTAAGCTCTTAATGTACAAATGCACCTTTAAGGAGAAGCATGATGAAGCTGAACCTTTCTCAGTCTGGCGTTTAGCTATGGACTCAGAAGATGCAGCTTGGCAAGCTAGCAATATTGCCGCTGGCTCAGACTGGAACATTATCAACGTAGAACTCGATGAAAAAGAAGAAGTACTTCCCGAACAACTGGCAGGCTTACAAAGATTCTGATGATTACATGTTCTTAGATCATAACTTCAATGATTTTATGAACTGGAAAGTTGCAGGCTGGGAACTACCAAGCTCTGTATGTTGTATCATTAGAGTTACTAATAAGAAGTCAGGAAAGGTAAAAGAACACATCTACTCTAGACCACATCATGCACAGAACTTTATTGATAAGTTATTAGTTCAAGGTCATGAGTTTACTATAGTAGATGAAGCATCAATCCACTTTGCACCTATGAATGCACCATGAACATCACACTAATGAAGTCGGAATACTATAGGAAAGCTATAGACTCTATTCCAACTGATCATCCTAACAGGGATGAAATAGTATCACTATTAATTGATCAAGTTATCGATGACTACCAATGGCAACACCGCACGAGATCGACCAACAGATCAAACTTGAACGCAAGCAGATTAGTCAAGGATTAGCACGTTTAAGAAAACAAACCAAGGACTTAGAGGCTAAGAGTTATGGTTCAGCTACTGTTTATGGTATTGCTTCTATTGATAGTTTACTCCCACTTGTCGTAGAACGTATCAAGGACACAACCAACAGAATCAAAGAAGGTAAAACAGGTAGATCATTCAAAGAGATACAAAAGTATTTATCTGATTTGGAACCATTAGCTGCAGCTGCTATTGCACTTAAACTAACCTTTGATAAGGTCTTCAGTTATAAGGAGAATAGTAATCAACTTGTTAAAGTATGTGAGGCTATAGGTAAAGCAGTAGAATCAGAATGTCAAATGAGACATTATGAAACTGTGGCACCAGGCTTATTGAATGTACTCAAGAAGAACTATTGGCATAGATCAATTGGTACAGATCAAAAGGTTGTAGTTATCCAAACATTGATGAATAGATACGATGTTGAACCATGGTCAAAATGGGGACAAGCTAATAGAGTTAAACTTGGAGCATGGTTACTAGATTGTATAATGCAAACTAGTCAATGGTTTTATAAAGAACCAATAAGAGAAGGACGTAAGACAGTTAATTATGTATTCCCTACACCTGAATTCTTAGAGATCAAGGATCGAGTCATGAAAGAAAGTGAGCTATTTGCTCCGCTAGCTTGGCCAATGTTGATAGAACCTAACGATTGGGGTGAAAAACATGGGGGATATTTACTGAACGAGGTCATGAAGGGTCATGAAATGGTACGTCATGGCGATCCGTCCCCTATACAGGGAGAAACCCCTGTCGATTTTCTCAATAAGATACAGAAGGTAGGGTATCGAGTTAATCCGTTTATACTTGAGGTAGCTAGCTGGTTAGAGAGTAAAGGTAGAAGTGTAGGTAAGTTTATACCTATAGTAGAAATACCACTACCTCCTAAACCTGTAGATATAGCAACCAATAAGGATACTCGTAAGACATACCGTAGAGGCTGTGCAGAGGTTATGAATACTAATGCTAGTGCATTCAGACGTTCATGTCGTACAAGGATGACCATGGAGGCTGCTAGGCAGTTTAAAGATAAGACCTTCTACCATCCATGGAGTTTGGATTATAGAGGTAGAGCATACCCTATACCATCATTCCTAACCCCACAAGATACAGACTTTGGTAAAAGTTTGTTGGTCTTCGATAGACCATCGACTGTTACACCTGAAGCTGAAAAATGGTTAGGCTTCCAAGTTGCTACAACCTTTGGTCTTGATAAAGCACCAATGGAAGAGAGACAGCAATGGGTTAAAGATAATGTATCATTGATCACACTAATTGCTGAGGATCCTTATGATGTTAGTCAATGGGAGAATGTTGAGGAACCGTTTCAATTCTTAGCTGCATGTGATGAGTATTATCACTGTTGTATTAAGAGAGATAGAAAGACTACACGTCTACCCATCGCTATCGATGCAACCTGCAGTGGACTCCAGATTTTGGCTGGTCTCGCTAGAGATAAGAGTACAGCTGAACTTGTTAATGTAACTCGTTCACCTATGCCACAAGATGCCTATAAGGTAGTGGCTATGATGTCTAGAGCTAACATACCTGAAAGATTAAGACCATATTGGGATAGAAAGAAGGTTAAAAGAGTCGTCATGACTATACCTTACAATGCTAAACCTTACTCTAATCGTACATATATTAGAGATGCTCTTAAAGATGTAGGTATAGAGATAGATAAAGATGAACTAACTCAAACTGTCACAGCTGTCAGGGACGCCATGAATAAGGTTGTACCTGGTCCAATGGCTGTTATGAAGTGGATAGAGGATGAAGTAAGTAAAGCTATTAGTAGAGGTGTCTCTGAATTAGAATGGACTACACCTTCAGGCTTTGTTGTACGTCAGAAGATAATGAAGAAAAAGGTAGAACGCCTGACATTACAGTTGTTAGGAGAATGTAAACTGTATGTTGCAACAAACGATACAGATGAAGTAGATCGTGCTAGACATAAAGCTGCTACCGCACCTAACCTAATCCATTCATTAGATGCTTCATTGTTACATCTTGCTACAATGCGCTTCAAACACCCTATCGCTTTGATCCATGACAGTGTATTATGTAGAGCGACAGATATGTCTATTCTGTCAACCCTAGTAAGGGAGACATACATGCATTTATTTGCACAGCATGACTACCTTACAGACTTCGCTACCCAAATAGGAGCGGAGACTAAACCCCCGATTATTGGAGACCTTGAACCCTCTAATGTATTGAAATCCACTTATTTCTTTTGCTAATGTATTCATTATTTGATTATGCCTTTGGACCTACTAAAGTAATTGTTGTCTCTGAAGAGAGGCTTCAAGCTGCTGAACGTAGAGCTAAAGAAGAACAAGTTGAAGCTGTAGAAGCTCGTATTGCAGACCTTACTCAATATAGTAAGCAGCTGAGAGAGGAGCTAAAGGAACTAACTCCATCTAAAGAACCAGAATCACTAGAGGAGGCTTTAACCGGTGAGTAGAACTATTCACAAGACTGACAAACCTGTAACCCTTGAAGGCTTTCAAGCTGTCATGGCTCCTAGTAAATTTGGCTATTCATTATCTGCTGTAGTAGGCGATGATATAGTAGATGTACTAGAGTCTGAGCGTGAAGATGTACTCAAGTGGGCTGAATCAAAACTAAAGAATCCAAAAAGATCCACACTCAAACCCGAACCATGGGAGGAGGTATCTGATGGTAAGTACAAAATTAAGTTCTCATGGAATGAGGACAACCGACCACCTGTTGTTGACACTGAGGGATCACCTGTTACAGATGCTAAGACACCGTTATATGGAGGATCTACTGTTAAACTTGCTTTCTATCAAAAACCTTATATTCTACGGGATGGGGTTACCTATGGTAGCAGTCTTAAGTTGGTTGGTATACAAGTTGTCTCAGTAAAAGGTGAGGCAGGTGTAGACACCGGAGACCTAGATGAAAACCAAGTTGCTGAGTTATTCGGGAAGACCGCTGGCTTTAAAACAGGCGATCCGAACGTTACTCCTACTACAGATGACAAGACCGAAGAAGAAGACTTCTAAATACAGATCCAAGCTAGAAGAAAAGGTTGGCGATTTATTAAAAGGACTTGATGTTAACTTCCAATATGAAACAACTAAGTTTGCTTATACGATCCCGCACAACTACACACCTGACTTTATCCTGCCTAATGGGGTTATTCTAG